CAGCAGGAAGAACATAAGCGCAGTAAGCAAGGCGACGCAAAAAATCGCCTTGCTTTCCGAGGACGTGGTAAGTATTACCATAACCACCGCTACGCCTTTGGATTTGATGATAGGCGATACCACGCTGATATACGGCAAGAAGTACAAACTTAACCAGCTTCCGCAAATAACCAAGAACGGCGAAAGGAACTATACCTACGAACTGACCTTAGAAGGGGCGCAATACGACCTTATAGATGTTCAGTACCATTTACCCGAAGATTGCTACGGCGATACGTTCTACTCGGATTTGGGCGGGCATTTGGAAGTATTGATGTGGAACATAAGCCGCGTATATCCGGGGCTTTGGAAGCTGGGGAACTATCCCAAAGATACGGAGTACACAAACTTTACAGCCACCGAAAAGAATTGTTTGGCGGCATTGCAGGAACACTGTACCAACTACGGCGTAGAATTTGAGATAACCAGCGACGGGAAGACCAACACGCTCAATATAAAAGCCAAAGCGGGAATAACGCATACTTTCACGTTGAAGTACGGGCGCGGGCGTGGTCTGTATCAGCTTAGCCGTACCAACGTGAACAATGCCGGGATAACAAACCGTCTTTTCATTTACGGCGGAACGGAGAATTTAGGCAAGAACTACGGGCATACAAAGCTATGCCTTCCCGGAACTACGCGCCTTACTTCCTATTTGGAAGACGCGGAATCAATAGCCGCCTACGGGATAAAGGAAAACGAGAAGAACTATACCAACATCAAACCGGGACGTATAGGCACGGTTACGGCATTGGGTACGGATAAGATTACCTTCATCGACAATACGATGTTTGACCTTAACGCGAAAGAAGCGGACGGGAAAACAACGAAGTATCTGATAGAAGGAACGAACGCGAAGATTAAGTTTGAAAGCGGGCAACTCGCAGGCTACGAGTTTGACCTGCACAGCTACGAGCATGGAACGCACAAGTTTGTAATAAACAAGTTCCAAGACGAAAACGGTACGGTATTCCCTTCCGAAACTTCCGGCGCGTTTCAGATAAGCGTAGGCGACAAATACAGCATTTTAGATATTCAGTTACCGCAGGAATACATAACGGAAGCCGAAAATGATTTGAAGGAAGCCGGGACAAAGGATTTTGAAACCATGACACAGCCGCAAGTAAGTTACAAACTTGCACTAACCGAAGGCTTCTTTATTTCGCTTTGGGGCAAAGAAGTGGAAACCGAAATACTGCACGTAGGCGATTTCATACCGATTGAGGACGAACAGATAGGTGTAAACAAGGCGGTAAGGATTACCCGCATAGAGCGCGATCTGCTAAAACGGCATAGCTACGACATAACGTTAAGCGACACCGTAACGAAAAGCACTACCGTACGCGTTCTAAACGAAATAGAGGACTTGAACGAAGTTATTACCATAAACAAGCTGGCAGACCCCGCAAGGGCGCGCCGCCGTTGGCTGGCTACGCAGGAACTTCTAAACATGGTATTCGACCCCGAAGGCGACTATTACAGCGAGAAGATAAAGCCACTTTCCATTGAAACGCAGATGTTAAGCGTCGGGGCTAAAAGCACACAGTTCACACTGCAAAACATTACGTTCCAGCCGAACTATGGCGGCAACCCTAATAGCCTTTACGTTTCTTCCGGTACATTGGTTCATTACGCGATAGAACCGGACGCATTGAAGTTGTGGGCGCTTTCTTCGGCAACATTTACTAACCTAACATCCGCTACGGCGTATTACATCTACGCAAAATGTCCTAAAAACGGGGATAGTGGAACTATTGTACTATCCGCTACGGCTAAGACGGTAGAAGCGGAAGCGGGCTATTACAATTTCCTTGTAGGGGTTCTTAATTCGGTTGTTACAGATACGAACGGGAAGAACCCCGGTAGGCTTGTTTCATTGACTTACGGGAGCAGTACCATAAACGGGCGTTTCATCCGTACCGGAAGGATAGAGAGCAGCGGCGGCGGTAAATGCTACTTTGACCTCGACAACGACGAAATAGGCGGCGTTATTCACTTTGTAAGCAGCGACGGAACGACAAAGAACGTTTCAGACCTCGACCAGATAGCGAACGAAACAAAGAACTACATAAATAATACCCTGCCCGGTATTCTGAACGAAATACAAGCGCAATTAGACGGGCAAATAGAGCAGTTCTTTGAAACATACGACCCGACACTGACAAACGCGCCCGCGAAGGATTGGAACACAACCGCGCTGAAAGATGAACATTTAGGCGACCTTTTCTATAACACTTCAACGGGTAAAGTTTTCCGTTTCGTAAAAAACGGTTCTACTTACAGTTGGCAGGAACTACAAGACAGCGAAGTAGCGCAAGCGTTGGCACTTGCTAACGACGCGTTAAAACTTGCCGGGACAAAACGGCGTATTTTCGTGGCACAACCTACAACGCCTTACGACGTGGGCGATTTATGGGTACAAGGCAGTACGGGCGACATCATGCGATGCAAAACTGCCCGCACTTCCGGTTCTTATAATTCCGCAGATTGGGTAAAGGCTTCCAAATACACGGACGACACCGGGCTAACCAACTTTATAAACAACAACTTTACACCAACTGTAAACGACCTTACGGCACAGATAGACGGAAAAATAGAAAGCTGGTTCCAATCATCCGACCCGGCGACTAATTGGACAACTACGGCACTAAAGAAAGCGCACGTAGGCGATATGTGGTACAGTTCATCAACAAAGTTGTTGAAACGCTATACCGTTTCCGGTTCTGCATATTCATGGACTACGATAGAAGACCAAAAGGCGATAGACGCATACACGGCAGCAAGCAAGGCACAGGACACAGCGGACGGGAAAAGGCAGGTATTTGTAACCCAGCCCAAACCACCGTATGATATAGGCGACCTTTGGCTGACGGGTGGAAAAACAGACGGAATACTAAAACGTTGCATAACTAAACGTACTTCTGGTTCTTACGTCGCTAACGATTGGGTGGAAGCCGTTTATTACGATAACACCCAAACCACGATAGACGGTGGCATAGTAACAGCCGGAACGGTTCAGCTTGCAGGTAGCGACGCGAGTATAAAAGCAGGAATAACAGGGGAAGGCACAGCCGACACAAGCGTAAGGTTTTGGGCTGGCGCAAGCAAGGGAAACCGGGCTACCGCACCTTTCCGCGTACTGCAAGACGGTAGCTTTGTAGCTACGAAAGGAACTATAACGGGAACAATCAACGCAAACGCCGGAAGTATTGGCGGCTTTGCGATAGCAAGCGGACGAATAGGCGTAGCGGCTTCATCCGGCGACACAAGCGGAAGCGGTTTAGCATTGCTTAGCAGTTTTATAAAGTTCTCGGACTCTTACCGCTGGGCTTCCATTGGAACGAACGTATTACCAGCTTCTACCGGGTTGGTCGGCGTTGGACGTTTTACCAACAAGACACCAAACAGCTACGGAACTAACTACGGGCTACTTATTGAAGCGTCCGGCGCGCTGGTTAATTTGGGTATAGTGAGCAAAGGCGCGATAGTTTGCGACAGCTACGTAGCGGATTACGGCATATCAAAACTTTTGCCTTCTGTAAATACCTGCCTTACACCGGGCGACGCTACCAAGCCTACGTTATTCAAGTTAATGCCGCGCTTCATTTATAGCAACAGCGGCATAGGGCTACCGCGTCGTGATTCCATTTGTACTGTGTTAGGCATTAGTAATTATACAGCCTTTGCCGTAAGGATTACTATTATTTGTGATAGAACGAGCACGCAGACCGGGTACGTTTGCGGGCGTAATACATTCGTAAAGAACAGTTCCGGCGGCAACGCTATGGATAGCAACTACTACCCGTACCGTATGAACAACAACGCGGGAAACGAAACCGGAAAGTGGAACATGGCGGCGGGCGACATACGCGAGTTTCTTTTAGTTTGGGACGGAAGCAGCGGATATTACGCCTATTTATTAAACATAAGAGAATAAGCCATGCATCACGGCGCAAGGAATTAAATAGAAGTGTTGTAACGCCGAATTTCACGGCTTCGGCTAAACAAACACTTCACGAGTATTTCACGACGTATTAAACTAATACGATAAGAAAGTATTTTTGTAACGACTTAAAATTAAGCGTATGGAAAATAGAAACGGCGATTTAGTGAGCGCGCAAATTTCGGTAGCCGGGAACGTGGATTTTTCCGGTGGCAACTTCCGAATGGATACGCCTTTTTGCTTAAAAAACGATGGCGAAGCGGCGGTAGTATTGGAAGTAAACCTTTGGGGAATGCCCGAAGGCGAATTTATAAGCACGCGCTTTGAAACGGGATGGAACCCCGAAATTATCAGAGAGATAAAAGAAACGAGTTCAGCAACCGCCCTGATTTGGGGCTATTAAAAATTATAACTATGGGTTTAATTATTGCAGCGGGCAACACAAAGCCCGCGTTTCCTTATGATTACTATTACGGCGTAAAGATTAATATAAACGTGGCAGATACCGCGTTAGAACGCGTAGGAAGACCGGAACTACATGTTTCGCTCCCGGTTCAATCCCTTATGCGCCGTTGTTTGCTTAACGATGCCGGGCAGGTTGTTACCTACCTTCATCCAACCGACAGTACGAAGACGGACACCGGGGCAGCGGCAGACCTTACCGGAGCTTCCGGCATGGTAATGGTAGAAATACCGAAGCACTACCGTAAGTTTGAGTTTGACGGTACTACGTTTACCTGCCTTATTTCGCAATACCAGCTACCGGGCTTTATCGAAGTACCGAAAATGTACCGGAGCGCATACGAAGCCACGATAGACCGAACTTTATCGGCTACTCCCAAACTTGCCAGCGTGGTAAATACTACGGCTGCTTTCCGGGGCGGCAACAATAATACGGCATGGGACGGAACTTATAGAACCCTATTAGGTCGCCCGGCTACCGCCACATCGCTAACCAACTTCCGAAAATACGCACGAAACAGAGGTGCAGTAGGATTGAACGGCGCGGGCTGGAACTGCGATTTATACGCGGCACAAAACGCGACCTATTGGCTTTATGTGGTTGAATACGCCAACCTTAACTGCCAGCTTGATTTTAACGCGCAGCCTACAAGCGAAGGCTACAAGCAGGGCGGATTAAGTGCGGGCGTTACGACGCTTAACAGTACGAAGTGGAACACATTCAACAGCTACTACCCGTTTGCCCCCTGCGGTACTACAAATTCATTAGGCAACGCTTCGGGCGTAGTCGAATTTACCATGCCGGACGAATACGATACGGGCGTAGTAGTTAAAGTAAAAGTACCTTCATACCGGGGAATAGAAAACCCGTTCGGGCATATTTGGAGTTGGACGGATGGATGCAAATGCGCTATTGAATCGGATGCGGACGGCGGCGTAAGTTCTTTCTATACTTGCGACAACCCGGCAAACTACCAAGATACCAACTATGACAATTACGTAAAACGCGGCGAACTTCCACGTAAGGAAGGTTATGTTAAGCGCATGATGATAGGCGAATACGGGGAAAATATGCCTACGGAAGTGGGCGCAGGTTCTACTACCTACTTTGCCGACTACTTCTATACCAACATACCAGCCAGCGGCGTAGCACAAAGGGGTGTCTTGTTCGGCGGTGCTGCGTCTTACGGCGCGTA